CGTGGTTACAAGATTGTTTGGGATATCGGCTTGGATGGTCGTGAAGATCACACCCGTGCGGTTGTTGAATTCCCATGTAAATCACCAGAGAGCGCAGTGCTTGCTTCGGCAATGACAGCAGTCGATCAACTTGAATGGGTGAAGAAGATGCAAACAGAGTGGGCTGACAATGCTGTCTCCGTAACTGTTTATTACCGCAAGGAAGAGCTAGCAACAATCAAAGAGTGGCTGTCGCAGAACTATGACAGTTCCGTTAAGTCTGTTTCATTTTTGCTACACTCTGAACATAACTTCCCTCTTCCTCCATACGAAGAGATCACCGCAGATGTCTACGAAAAGCTGCTCAGCAAAATAGATTTCAGCATTCCGCTTGCGCAATTGGCGTTTGGGGGTGAGCTTACGTTGGACGATTGTTCTACAGGAGCTTGCCCTATCAAGTGAATGGATCAACACTTTTTTTAGTCGTAGCAACCAACGCAGGAGTTGCTTTAGCTATAGCCGCATTTGTCAAAGGTGGCTTGATTGCGCTTGCCAAAACTATTGCATCAATGAAGAGCGAACAGGCCAAGGTAAGAGTGATCCTAGCCAACCAGGAAAACAGGATCACCGAACTGGTTAAGAAGGTTTCGGTTTTACATATGGTTGTAGTAAAGGGACACCAACCAAGAATCCAGGACCTTGAATTTAAAACCAAGGACCAAGGCCCGAAAGCTTACTGATCCTCGCTCAGTAGCTTCATCCATTTCTTTTCAAAAGAATCTTGCTCGCTTGTAGCCGGCTTGAAAGACTGCAACAACATCTTTACGTCAACACTGTCCCTGAATGAAGCAATGACACCAACCATGTGCTCCACGATTTCGCTGTCGCTCATTGCGAACCAATCCGGGTTCAGGTTTTTTCGGTCCATGTAGTCAATGACCGATGAGACATACTCATCTGGCATGTCAAGAATGGACTTGACTATCTCGAAACGCTTACGATCACGCCAACCCATTAATCACCCCACCACTGCTGGTCCTGCTGCTCTTCTGGCCAAGATTTGATGTCCAGGCCATAAAGAACAACATTGGCGGAAATCACCACCGTAAATATCAATACCAAAGTTTGGATCATCGTTTTTCTCGCTCATTCTTTCTATCAATCAATGCTGTGCATTTGTTTTCGAATATCCTGATTCTATTGGCATCAATTTCGCTTGATTCAACATTGCCAACATTAATAACAAGCCAGTTGATTATGTCCGCGTAGTTTTGATCAATGCCTTTTATCGCTGGCGAACCAAGAACCAATTTCCATTTCTCTGAAGATGCAGAATCTGGGAGCTGCGACATCGTGGCGATCACACCCACAACGACACTACCGACATCGTAAAGAAGGGCTTGATCCATGAAGGCCACATGGGAGTCATTGAACTCAGATTCGAGCGCTCCCAAGTCATCGTCAGACATGATTCAGTAATCGCCTTAGATGCGGTCCAGCAGTTGCGACGGCTTTACTCCGAGTGATTTGCATATGCGGAGATAGGTGTCCATTGATGGCGAAAAATGTCCGTTTTCAATTCTGTTGATTGTCTTTCTGTCAACGCCGGCCAGATCCGCGAGTTCCTGTTGTGAAAGCTCGTTGTCAATGCGTGAGATCTTGATACGGGATGCAAGTGTTTGCTGTTGTGTTTTCATGAATTCTCCAATTCGTGTTGATTTTTAAAAAGGGCAGTTTGGTGACTTGCCCAGGTCAAATTCTGAAAGTGGTTATTCAGAAATTTCGTCGGAAGGCGTCTGGGAAACCCAGTCGAATGGCTGCACCATTGACACCTTTGGGAACATTGAGCTGGAGTTGTTGCCCCATGGGCGAACAAACGAAACTTTACGTCCCTCTAGGTATGCGTTGAACACACGAACCAATGTGCCAGCTTCACGGTAGTTGCGTGCTGTTGGTCCGGTGCTTGTTCCTGTCTTCAGTAAGAACGATCGGATTGCAAGGCGTGGATCGCCCTCGTACAAACCGACACCCTTGCTGGTTTCGTCAATGAACTCGGTTACGAGCTTGCGACCACGAGCTTGCGATGCAATCAAGGCAAACATACCCCATGCGGATTTGATTCCTCCGATTGAGTTGGCTGCTTTTTCACCAATTGCTTTTGCCCAAACAATTGCTTCTCGGTTGTCTTGGCAATAGCGCACGATGTCTTCGCCAGTGACTAATGCAAGTGCACCGTGAACAAGTGGGTTGAGTCCTGCTTCGTATGCGATCAGAGGACGAACCATTGCACCAACAGTGGTTCCGTTTGTGAACCCGGCGATACCGAGGATGTCTCCGTTGGAGCGTGTTGCCCCTCTGTCAATCACACTGAAAACCGATGGGTCGAGACCCGTGATAACCAGTGCTTCAAATGAAGCTCCCGAGCTGATGCACGCCATCAGTCTGTGCTGCCCGTCAACAACCATGTATTCGCCTGTCGGCAGTGTTGCGAGACGGATTGAGTCTCCAGTGAACTTCCACTGGCCACGCTTCATGTCTTGAGCGTAGAGAGATACTCGCTCTTTCTTGACTTTTCGGTTGTTCGTGTTGAACGACAGAAATGCTTCAGCGATCTCCGGGGTGATGTTCATTTTCGTAACACCAGACACTGCGAGTGTCGGCATAAATACAGCCTTGGCTGTTGTTGTGCTTGCACCGTCAATTGATGCAGAGACACTGGTGGATGGGGCTTTGATGGTTTTCACAGTTTCCTACTTTCGTATGTGCCGTAATTGGCAAACAGCAACCTATAGGCGTCAGAGAGGATTTGCAACATCTCTTGCAAAATATCTTTACAGCCCCTCAGACCCGCATAAATCGCCTATTCTTTAGGGATGGCACACGAGATAGAAATCAACAAAGACGGAACTGCACGCTTTGCATACTCCGATACTGGTGTTGCTCCGTGGCACAAATTGGGCACCCGTGTTGCCGGCTTACAAACAGCGGAAAAGATGCTCATGGCTGCTGGTGCAGACTTTGATGTGGTCATCACCCGTGTAGCTGCGGTTGATTCAGAAGGCAATTTGATCAGGAACTCTGATGGGTCGGCTCTCATCATTAACGACTCCAGGGCAACAGTAAGGCAGAACACGGACGGGAGTTTTGACAGTCTCGCAACAGTGGGAACCCGTTACGAAATTAGACAGAACAGCGAAGTTCTTGAACGAGCATTGGCTGTTGTGGGCGCTTCCAGCGGTGACGCAGTCATGGACACTGTCGGCGTTCTCAGAGGGGGAGCTAGGTTCTTCGCAACCATTTCCCTTGGGGCGTTGGTTATTGACCCAGCAGGAATCAATGACAAAATAGCTAGGTACCTTGTGGTGAGTTCTGGCCACGATGGAGTATGGCCAATCCGTTACGCGAATACCGATATCCGTGCTGTCTGCAACAACACTGTGATCATGGGGTTGAAAGAAGCTGAACGAACCTTCACTGCCAGACACACAAGAAATGTCGATACCGCACTCGAAGATGCCCAGCAGGTTCTCAAAATTTCAACAGCTTGGGCTAGGCAGTTTGAATTGCAAGCTGAAAAAATGCTGCGTGTAAAGATGCCTCTCGGATCAACGAAAATTGACGAAGTATTACTAAAAGTATTCCCTGAAGAAAAAGGAACCGCACGTCAGAAAAAGAACAGGGATGAAACAATGACGCTGATTCGCTCAATATACAGAAATGAAAAGAATGCTGGCGGTTACGGATTTAACGGCTGGTCAATGTATAACGCAATAGTTGAATACCTGGATCACTACAGAGGCACATCAGCCAACGAGCGTGCCCTCGCGTCAATGGATGAAACATCAAGTGTTACGCAAAAAAAGTTGATCGCACAACACGCTGTGGTATCGTAGGTGTATGCCCAACCCAGAAGACGACTTTGAATTCCCAGAGGGCGATCCAGAGATTTACGATTTTGAAGAGTTGGACGATGAAATCAAACAAGAAATACTTGATGACGACAACGCTATAAAAACAGAGCGTGCCAGAGCCCGTGCATACATGGCAATGGCGAAATACCATCGTCAAGCCGGCAATGTCGGGGTAAACGACATTGTCACCCAATGTGAACGCATACTCGATTGGCAGTTAGAATGTGTATCAGAGCGAAGCATGATTGATGACATCTTGCTGAGTAAATACAATATTTATGACCCGCACGCCTGGCTGCGATATAGAAATTCTTGGTTTGAGAAACGTCTCCGTAGCGACATCTACCACCTCGGACTTATGCATTCAACAATGTTTGCAAAAGCTGTAGCGAAATCAAAGCTGAGCTTCTACGGACGAGTGATTTTGTTTATGCGAGAAATGCTCTGGAGAATGACAAAGAATATGGATTCAAAAATTCAAAAGATGTAATTTTCATTTGCTTTCCCTGTGTGACAACACTACAGTCGTTGTTACAAACTTCAAGGGGGAACAATGAGCGAACAGAGCGAAAAGTTTTTTAAAGTATCTCACCTTGGTTTATGTAATGGTATGCCAACTGAATGGTTCTATCCAGAGCAATACATGGGTGGAGATGAACGAGCCAAACTTGCCAGAGCGGTTGAAGCCTGCAATGATTGTCCGATTACGAAAGCATGTTTTGAGCACGCAATCCGCCATGAAGAACATGGTGTCTGGGCTGGGACGACTCCGCGTGAACGACGCCGAGACAGAGGAAAATTGAAGATCAAATTTGAATCATTGTCACAAACTGCCGGTGCATGGAATATTTTTTGGGACAGGCCGTAATGAACACAACACCCGTGCATGTCCAGAAGTTTCTTGACCGCCTAGAGGGCGTGCGTAGAAGCGGTATGGGATGGGCTGCTCATTGCCCATGCAGAAATGACGACCAAAACCAATCGCTGACAATCGGTGTTGGTAAAACTGATCAGGTTCTCGTTAAGTGCCACAGAGGTGGTGGCGGTTGCACGGTTGAAGAGATTTGCAAATACGCAGGCTTGAGCATGAAAGATTTGTACCCAGAGGGCCAAGAACCACCCGCAGCCAAAAAAGATCGCACAAAGATGAAGCGGAAGATTGAATCTGTTTACCCGTACGTTGATGAAGAGTGGAATGTTATTTACGAGAAAGTCAAATACAGGTACGAAGATGGATCAAAGGGTTTCTCGCAGAGGAGATCAGACCCAGCGAAACCAGGAGAATACATTTACTCTCTTGACTCAAGCGTGCGTAGGGTTCTTTATAACTTGCCAATGGTTTTGGCTGCAGTTAAATCCGGAGACCCAATTTGGCTTGTCGAGGGAGAAAAAGATGCTGTTTCGCTTGAAGCAAACAATGTAATTGCGACAACAATGCCAAACGGCGCAGGGACATGGGAACAATCATTCACTGACATCTTGGCGCAAGCTTCTGCCGTAATGATCGTCGCAGATAACGACGAACCCGGGAGGCGTCATGCGTTAAACATCCAAAGCCTTCTCCATGGTGCCGGCTGTAAACGTGTTGATGTATGGATTTCCCCTTTTGGCAAAGACATCACAGATCACATTGATGCGGGCCACAGCATTGATGACCTAACGGCTCTCGAATATGATCTACCCGAAGCAATTGCCGAGACAACACTTGTTGAATCAAACCCCGAACAAAAGCTCCTTGAAGATATTGTTAGCTTGTTTTCTAAAGATGGATTGAAAACAGATCAAAAAATCACCCGTGTAAAAGCTTTGCTTGATGTTCATGGGGTTGTTGACCTAGGTGACCAGGGTCGTCTTGTTAAATGGCAAGAATTTCTTCTTGAAGCCGAACAAGACAAATACGAATGGGTCATCCCAGGTTTGCTTGAGAAGCAGGAACGAGTAATAGTTGTCGCAGCTGAAGGCGTTGGCAAAACCATGCTCGCACGACAAGTAGCAATACTCTCAGCAGCCGGATTACACCCGTTCACATTTCAGGCAATTCCACCCGTGCGCACTTTGACGATCGACCTAGAGAACCCTGAACGAATTATCCGCAGAACATCCCGATACATCATGCAGCAAGCTGTTCGGTTTGCAAAAGACAAACATGGAGCGATGAAGACACAATCAATAGTGGACGCACATCTGCTTATAAAGCCAGCGGGTATTGATCTAATGTCAGCCAAGGGTCGTGCTCTTTTTGAGCAGACAGTTGACGAAGTACGCCCGCAACTGCTTTGCGTAGGTCCGCTGTACAAGGCATACCACGATTCCGGAACACTGACAAGCGAGTCATTGGCTGTTGAGGTAGCGAAGTTTCTTGACCACATTCGTGACGCATACGATTGCGCATTATGGATAGAACACCACGCTCCTCTTGGGCAATCTCAAACATCACGAGAGCTTCGACCATTCGGTTCAGCGGTGTGGTCGCGTTGGCCAGAGTTTGGAATTGCCTTACAGCCAGATCCAACGGCGGGATCTCAATACACATACGAGGTGCGTCACTTTAGAGGTGCACGAGATAGACGCCCGTGGCCATTGCGCATGAAGCGGGGAACTCAGTTTCCGTTTGAAACCCTTGAATTCATGCAGGCAGAAATTGAAGGACAAACACAGCCAAGCGGAAACCCGGGCTTCTGAGAGAACAAACATTTAGGGTGACCGTACGGCGTGAACCCGATGACGAGTTGTCACACCTATTTGACACCCGTGGCATCGTTGAGGCTCTGCTGTCGAGTAGGGGTCTGCTTGAAGTAATCTCGTTAGAGATGGTTCCACAGCCAGACGAAAAGAATGACAATGGCCGAAAGCAACGAAAACCAAAATAGTTTGCCCCAACAGCAATCAGCTAAGACTCTGGGCAGAGAGTTCGTAACAGAACGCGACGTGCGCATATTCAAGATGCGTCAGGCCGGCATCCAACACAGCGAGATTGGTCGACGTCTAGGAATTTCTGTGGTGCAGGTCTCAAATGCCATCCGTAGGCAATTACAGAAACTAAATTCCGAAGCGCTACTTGCATACCCAGAGGTATTACGCATGGAGCTTGAGCGCCTAGATTCTTTACAGCAGAACCTATGGGCCCAGACCCAGCATCGGCGCAAGACCCTTGATGATGGAACTGAAATCATGGAAGAGCCAGACCTGAAGGCTGTTGATCGCGTCCTATCAATAATGGATCGTCGTGCTCGGCTATTGGGTTTAGACAAGAACAATGTGAGCATCCAGATGGATGTAACTTCCGCAGGAGAACAAATCAGATCATCGCTTTCTGGCGTACAAGCAACTCAGAGTGTTAATGCGTTTTCTCCAGAAACAGAAGCCCGTAAGCTGATTGACATCATGATATCTAGTGGCGTTATGTCACGAGATGTGATGGAACAGTTAACTGGCACCAAGTTGTTGGAGCTAACGGATTCAACTGGCAACCAGATCATTGATGCAATTGAGGCGGTAGAATCACCCGTAGAGCAAAACGATGAAAACCTTCAATCGAATCAAAGCAACGATTAGTAATTACTTCAAGAGAAAGATGTACCGACTATGAGAAAACCACCAAACGAATCGGATTCGGTTCAGCAAGAGCCAGAAGACAATCTTGATGCAGCTATGGAAATGGTCGCGGACACAATGTTGCCAACTAGGAAAGTGAGCGTCAGTGGTGATGAAAGCCCCTCCCAGGCTCAGGTGATCGTTCGGACAACAGAAGAAGAACGCGAACGATGGAAGTCTGCAGCAGCAGCTTCTGGTATGAGCATGAGCGAATGGATTCGAGATTTAGCATCAAAGGCAGCGAAAGCAAAACTAGAGTGCCAGCATCCTATTGATAAACGCAAGGTCTACCCGTGGAGCGAAACGTGCCTTCAGTGCGGGAAGAGAATTCGTGGCTAAGAGCACCGAAGAGAAACGGCAATACGACCTAGAGCGTCGCAGGGTCGCACGCCGAGAAAAACAAACACATCACATTCCAGATCAACTACTAGGTGTTGTGTCATTTATTAAACCCGGGACCACACCTGAAAAGGTGGCGCTCAATTACGCCAAGATGATGAGGCGAACTGGCTTTAATATTTCTGGTTTAATGAGCTTGAATCCGACGATGTTCAATAATGAATCCAAGTCTCGTCGAGTTATTGTTCTACTTAGGAACAACGGATTGGTGGCTCAACTTGACAACGGTTATTACGCAATTACCACCCGTGGCGAAAATGCGATAATTGTTTTGGCGAACAGAGACAGATCTAAATCAGTGGAGAATGATGGTGATGGTTGGTGACGAAGAATATCTTGATGAGATGTCACGAGAACATCAAATACACAGGCTTCGCGACAAGGGCAAAAGTCTTTGGCCGATCGTAATCCACCAATCTAGGTATCAAGGCGTCTACGAGGGTGGCGAATGGTTCGCATTGGCGAATTGTGATTCAATCCCTGAAGACGCAGTTGGTGAAGACTGTGACTGTTTAGATTTTTTTATGTCAGACGAAGGCAAGATGGCCGGAATCGGCAAAACACCGAACGAAGCTCTAACTAGCGTCGTATGGAAACACTTTCGTGTTTATGTTTTAGGATTTGAACCAGGCGAGAACACGATCTCTTAGCGACTTCTGCTTGACATCGTTCGCATAGACAATCGTTGCTTCTTGCTTTGGAGCTACTGATACAGCACCCGTAGCCTTCTTTGCAGCAGGCGTCTTCTTGGGTGCAGACTTCTTTGCTACTGGCTTCTTCTTCGCTGATGTCTTGCTTGTTGGTTTCTTGGCAACCATTGTGTTTCTCCTATTGATGAGTGTGATAAAACACTAGTCAAACATATTCACGCTGTGGCGTAACGTCACCCGTAAGCGTTGTTGAAGGTTCTACGATTAGGTGTGCTCTCAACTCCATTTCCTTCAAGTCTTGACAAACTCGCTCTTGCTGTTCAGTCAGCAGTCGAGGTCAAAGAGCAGACAGTCAAAGAGTATGGAATCGGCGAGGACATCAACATAAACCTCTACGGTTGGAAGGGTGCATACCTACACGCAATCCTCCAGATGTCAACCTCGTTGATGGCCAAGCCACACGAGGAAAGGTTTGGAAGGGTCGCTGACGCAACCTGCGTTGTCAGGAGAGCTACAGGGATAGACAGCATCACAATGATCGCTGAGGGATACATAAGCACTGATCCAACCAAGACAGCAGACATGCCACTAAACGAAGCGTTTGTGAAGCAGGGTTCAGTAGTGAAAGAGTGCCTGACCTTCACGCACATCTACGACGAACAAGTCCTGTTTATGACAAAGCCATATGTTTACAATGTGCCAAGAAAACTAATATGGGAAGACGAGATCTTTACTCCAGGTCAGACAGTAATGAGGGGTGGCAACGCCAAGTATCCAATGATGCTTAGCAAAGTGCTAAGAGAAGTGGATGTAGAAGAAGCGCCACTTGACGAAGAGACATACCTAGAGACAATCGCTATCGGATTACGTAACATAGGGTTTGAAACAAGTTGGTTCTAAACACCCGTAAGCACTTTGGGGAAAACTAATGGACAGCATTCACGACACAGACAGCAACGACTACTACTACTGTGCCAACAAGGAGTGTGTATGCCACGAAGTCAGAAGATCAACACAATGGAGCGAGATACATACTGACAGTAGCGATACCCCAAGTATCACCCGTACGACCTCAGAAGAAAAATCCGTCACCAATATCTGATAACGAGAAAGCGTCAACGCTCACAATGGCAGAAGGGTTGATGGTGCCAGAGTATTTGTAAGACACAAGGTCAGATGGGAAGAAGCCGGAAGGTTCTGCCTCTTCACTATGAACCGACAGCAAACTCTTATCAAGCAACGAAGTGTTTACAGTGAACACGACAGATGTTG